CATGAGCTTCGACATGAATGACGCCGAACCGCAGAAGAACGGCGAACTGATCCCCGATGGCACCTTCGCCAAGGTCACGATGACCATTCGGCCGGGCGGAACCAACGGCGAGAGCGAGATCGACCGGGGGCTTCTCAAGCCGTCGAACTCGCCTGGCAGCGATGTGCTGATGCTCGACGCTGAGTTCACCGTCGCCGAGGGGCCGCACGTCCGGCGCAAGTTCTGGCAGATGTTCACCGTCTCCGGCGGCAAGGTCGACGAACACGGCGTCTCCATCGGCTGGAAAATCTCCAAAGGGAGCTTCCGGGCCATGATCGACAGCGCGCTTGGCTTCGATCCGAGCGACATGAGCGAGACCGCCAAGGCGAAGCGCATCCTGCGTGGTCTCGCCGATCTCAGTGGCATCACGTTCGTCGCCAAGATCAAGGTCGAGCCCAGCGACGACCCGCGCTACGGCGACAGCAACAAGCTCGACCGTGTCGTTGTTCCGAGCGAGCCGGAATGGCGGAAGGTGATGGACGGTGAAGTCCTGGCGCCGAGCCCGAGCACCCGCGCGCGCCCGAAGGCTGTGGCGACGGCGTCGCCCGCGGCACCGGCGTGGGGACAGTCCTCCGCGAAAGCGCCCGCAAGTGCCACGCCCGCCTGGAACCGGCCGGCGCAACCGAGCGCGCCCCCGCCCGCAACTCCCGCTTCAACGCCGACGCCGATCCCGACTGGTCCGGCGTGGCTCAGCACCTGATCACCATGACGGCGGATGAATGGCAGGCGCACGTCACGCGCGAGGCGGCGAAAGCGATGGGACAATGGCTCGAAGGACGCGGAAGGCTGCACCAACCCATCGCCTCGCTCACACTGGCCGATCTGGAATTCATGGCGGGGAACGCGATCGCGCGGTTCATCGTCCTGGCCTCGCATCGGATCAAGGATCAGCCGGACGACGCAGAGGACCTGACCCGGCTCTTGCTCGGATAGGCGTCTGCGCCGTCTGCGGACGCCAGGCTCGCGGCTTCGGCTACGTCCATCAGCTCCGCTGGGATCGCTTTCCACATCACCGCTTCTGCTCGATGCGCTGCCTCGATGCTGGCTCGGCGGTCGCCAACAGGAACAACGGCATGATCGACAAGACCGAGATGGAACTACGCGCGATCAAGGAGGCGCGCCGCTGCCTCGCCGAGGCGCTCACCGAGCTTGGCCTAATGGCGCCGTTTCACGACCGTAAGGCGGAGGAGATCGACCGCATCATTGAGGCGTGCGTCGACGGGTTTCAGGAGTCGATGCAACGCCAGGCAAAGGCCGGCGATCCCCTCGACGACCCGATCCCGTTTTGAGGTGCGCATGGGGATCGATTTCAATCACGGCTCCGGCTTCGTCTATGGCCGCGTCGCCTCTGCGATCAGCCTGTCCGATCGGGTTAATGCGCTGATCGACGATGCTCTCGTGGCGCGCAACCGGCGTCAGAGGCCGCGCGACTATCTGGGCGGAAGCCGGATCGGCGAGCCTTGCGCGCGCAAGCTGGTCTACGAGGTGACGCACACGGCCAAGGACGAGGGGAAGGATTTCGATGGCGCGATCCTTCGCATTTTCGATGCCGGCCACCAGTTCGAGGCGCTCTCGATCCGCTGGCTGCGCGGTGCGGGCTTCGACCTTCGCACCGAGCGCGCCGACGGCGGACAATTCGGGTTCGAGGCGGCGGGCGGCAAGCTGCGTGGCCACATCGATGGCGTGATCGTCGCCGGCCCGGACGTCGGCCTGAACTGGCCGGTGCTCTGGGAGCACAAGGCTCTCGGCTCGAAGTCCTGGAACGATCTCGTCAAGCACGGCCTCGCGCTCTCGAAGCCGGTCTACTTCGCCCAAGTCCAGCTCTACATGGGCTACCTGGAACTGGAGACCTCCCTCGTCACTGCGCTCAACAAGGACACCGAGGCGCTCCACCACGAGGTCGTGCCGTTCGATCCGACCCAGGCGCAGGTGCTCTCCGACAAGGCGGTCGATATCCTGCGCGCGGCTGAGGCCGGTGAACTCCCGCCACGTATTGCCGCCGCGCAGGATTTCTATTTGTGCCGGATGTGCGCCTATGCCCGGCGCTGCTGGGAGGGCGAGCGATGAGCTTCATTCCGTCTTCGCAGCAGGCAGCCGCGATAGCAGCGATCGAGAACTGGTTTCGCAACCGCACGCGCGATCAGCAGATCTTCCGCCTGTTCGGTTACGCAGGAACGGGCAAGACGACCATCACCCGGCATGCGATCGGCGAGCTCGGTCTCGAACCGATGGATCGCTCTGGCGGCTCTGGCGGCGTGCTCTACGCCGCCTTCACCGGCAAGGCGGCGTTGGTGATGACGCGCAAGGGAACGCCAGCCTCCACGATCCACAGTCTGATCTACAAGGTCTCAGAGGCGACCCCCGAGGAGATCGAGCGCGTCACCCGCGAACTGGAATCGCTTCGCGGCGGCCTGCGCGCTATGGGACCGGCCGAGCGTTCCTTCGCGGAGACCCAAATTCGCCGCCTCGAGCTCAGGCTCGCCGACATCCATCAGCCCCGCTTCGTGCTCAACGAGCAGTCGCTGGTCCGCGACGCCGACCTGATCGTGCTCGACGAGGTCTCAATGGTCGGCGCCGAGATGGCGAGCGATCTGCTCGCCTTCGGCAAGCCGATCCTGGTGCTCGGCGATCCCGGCCAATTGCCGCCGATCAAGGGCGATGGCGCCTTCACCGACGCCGACCCCGACGTGATGCTGACCGATATATATCGTCAGGCCGAGACCAGCGCAATCATCCGTCTCGCCACGCTCGCGCGGCAGAGCGCGCCCATTCCCTACGGCGAGCATGACGACTTCGTCTGGAAGATGCGGCGCTCCGACATCGGCCCGCATCAGTTCCTCAAGGGCGGACAGGTGATCTGCGGCCGCAATGCGACACGGCTCTTCCTGAACACCGCCATGAAGCAGGCGGCCGGCTTCCCCGCCGCTTACCCTCAAGGGGCCGGCGAGAAGATCATCTGCCTCAAGAACCGGCACGATCTTGGTCTCGTCAACGGCATGTTCCTCGATCTCTCGGACATCCGAGACGAAAGCGCACTCGCCTTCAGCGCGGCGGTGCGCACCGAGGACGGTAACGCCGTCCCGGGCCGGCAATGGTTCTACAAGGGACATTTCGACGACCATGTCGCCTACGACACCGAGCGTCTGCGGCGGGACTGGCGCGACATGCGGGGCCTCGTCGAGAGCGTCTGGGGCTACGCCATCACTTGCCATAAAGCGCAAGGATCGCAGTGGGAGAACATCATCGTCTACGACGACGGCCTCGGCCGCACGCGCGAGGACCGTGCCCGCTGGCTCTACACCGCCATCACGCGTGCGGAGCGAGGGCTGGTGATCCTTGATTGACTTCAACGATAGCGCACCCGCCCGGTCGCCGGCGATCCAATACGATCTCGACGCCATCGTGGCGCGCCTGCGCGACGATGCCAGCGCCTGGGTGCCGCAACACTTCCCGAACGGCCGGCGCAACGGCGACGAATGGCGGCTAGCCAACATCACTGGCACGCCGCCGCGCAAGAACGGCTCCTGCGTCATCACGCTCAAGGGCGAGCATGCGGGCGACTGGATCGACTTCGACGGCGGCCAGGGCGGCGGGCCGCTGAACACGCTCGAACAGGCGACAGGCCTCAAGGGGCGGGATCTCTTCGCGCACGCGGCTCGACTTGTCGGCTGGTCCGATGCGGCTCCTCCTCGACGGGCGCCGTCGATGCCTGCAGCGAAGCCCGAAAAGGACGCTACGCAGGAAATCGAAATCATCCTGTCCCGAGCGGTCCCGGTTGCGGGCACGCTCGGCGAGACCTATCTGCGCGCCCGTGGGCTTGGCTGCCCATCCTCCCCGGACCTGCTGTTCCACCCCGATCTCGCACACTGGGAAACCAAGGCCGGCTTCCCGGCCCTTGTCGGCATCGTTCGCGAGCGCTCTGGCGAGATCATCGCGGTGCACCGCATCTATCTTCGTCCGGACGGTGCGGCGAAGGCCGAAATCGCCAAGCCGAAGAAGATGCTGGGCCGCGTCGGCGGCGGCGCCGTGCGCTTGGCGGAGATTGGCGACGATGGCGTCCTTGGCCTGACCGAAGGCATCGAAACGGCCGTCGCGGTGATGACGTCCTGCCCGGGCCTTGCCGTCTGGGCCACGCTGTCAGCAACCAATCTCGAACAAGTCGGACTGCCGCCTGAAGCCCGGCGCGTCATTTTGCTCGCCGACCACGACGCCTCCGCGGCAGGCCTTCGCGCTGCCGAAGCGGCCGCGCGACGTCTGATCGCCGAGGGTCGCGGCGTCGCCGTCGCCCTGCCGCCCGAGGAAGGCGATGACTTCAACGACGTCTTGTTGCGTGAAGGCGCGATGGCGGTTCGTCAGATTGTCGAGGCAGCTACGCCGCACGAGCCCAATGGGTTCGGCCTTGGCGACGAGGACAGCCGCAATCGGCCGATCGGCTTCACAGAACCTCAAGGCCGATTGCCGCAATTGCGGGCCGACGAGGGCGATCTCGCCCGCGCTCATGCGCGCAGCTGGGGCTTGCTGCTGGAATCGAACCGGACGCCGTGGCTCTTTCGCAGTGCCGGCATTCCGACTTGGGTGGTGCATGACGACGATGGCCTGCCGATGGCCAGGCCTCTCACGGAAGAGCGGCTGCGCCACATGCTGGCGAAGTTGGCGGATTGGCGGCGTCTGGCGCGCAATGGTGATCTCGTTCCGGCGCACCCGCCGACACCCCTCGTCAAGTCGCTGCTGGCGACGCCCGATCCGGGCCTGCCGGTTTTGGCGGCGATCGTCACCACGCCGGTTTTCGGTCGCAACGGCGCGCTGCTGACCGAGCCGGGGTATCACCCTGATGCACGGTTGCTCTATCAGCCGACACCAGGGTTCGTGGTGCCGCCAGTGCCGGAGAGACCGACCAAGGCGGAGATCGCAACCGCCCGTAGCCTCATCGTCGACGACATGCTGGGCGAGTTCCCGTTCACCAGCTCCGCGGAACGGGCACACGCGGTGGCGCTGCTGCTGCTTGGTTTCCTGAGGGCGATGATCGACGCGCCGACGCCGCTGCATTTGATCGAGAAGCCAACGCCCGGCACGGGCGCGACACTGATGGTGGACGCGATCGCCACCGTGCTCACCGGCGTCAGCGCCTCCGTCATGACCGAGGGGCGTGACGACGAGGAATGGCGCAAGCGGGTGACGGCGAAGCTCCGCCAGATCCCATCACTGGTGCTCATCGACAATCTTCGCCATCCACTCGATTCCTCCGCACTCGCAGCAGCCCTGACCGCACCCTATTGGGAGGATCGCATCCTCGGTGCATCCGAGATGACACGACTTCCGATCCGCTGCGTCTGGATGGCGACCGGCAACAACCCCGAATTCTCCAACGAAATGGCACGCCGCATCGTACGGATCAGGCTCGATGCGCGTGTCGATCAACCCTGGCGGCGGGAAGGCTTTCGGCATCCTGATCTCATGAGTTGGGTGCGCGCCAACCGTCCCCGCCTTGTCGCGGCGTGCCTCACGCTTTGCCGTGCCTGGATTGCCGCAGGCCGGGTACGCGGGACGCGATCGATTGGGAGTTATGAGACCTGGTCGCGCGTCATGGGCGGCGTCCTCGATGTCGCCGGCATCGAGGGCTTCCTCGCCAATCTCGACGAGATGTTGGCCGCCGCTGATGGTGAAGGCGCGGTATGGCGCAGCTTCGTCGGAGGTTGGTGGGATCGCTTCGGGACCGCAGAGGTCGGCACCGGCGATCTTTACGAAGTGGCGCTGAGCTGCGAGCCGCCGTTGCCGCTCGGGACGGGCGGCGATCGTTCGCAGCGCACGCGGCTCGGCAAGGCGCTTGCACGCATGCGCGACCGGGTATTCGACATCGACAGACGCAAGGTGCGGGTGCGCACACTCGGCGTGTCCCATCAGGCCAAGCGCTGGCAGCTCACGTTCGAAGGGGAACGAGGGGAACGTTTTCCGCAAGGCGTCGAGGATCAAGGCGGGGAACGTGTGAGCCCAGAGGGGAACGTCGAAAATCAAAGTTCCCCGGCCCAACCCATTGAAACAGAAGGCCTCGGGGAACATGGGGAACGTGGGGAACGTTTTTCGACACTAACGCATGCGCGCGGCTGCGCCCACGCTATAGAGGATGGCGAACAACGTTCCCCATGTTCCCCACCTTCCCAAAGCGCCGGTTCTTCAAACGCTTATGACGGGGAACCTGACGGGGAACATCCTCCCTCACGTTCCCCGAACGGCGTTGCGCCCGATTGGCTGAAGGAGGTGCTCTGATGAGTGCGCTCCGGCAGTCGGCGACCGGTCCGCCGCAAGTGGGCTCCCAATCTGGACTGACGATTTCTCAAGCTTCTGGGAGACCATCATGCACGCGATGACCGAAACCGTACCCGTTGAAGCGGGGGCGACCAAATTCAGACCGAGCCCGACGAATGCGCATCGCGCCATCCTGACGCTCGACCTCGGCACGACGACGGGATGGGCGATCCGCGGCGCCGATGGCCACATCACCAGCGGCACCACGTCGTTCCGGCCCAGTCGCTACGATGGCGGCGGAATGCGTTACCTGCGCTTTCGAGGATGGCTCGGCCAGCTCGCGGCCGATGCTGGCGGTCTCACGGCGATCTACTTCGAAGAAGTGCGGCGTCATGTCGGAACTGACGCAGCTCACATCTATGGCGGCTTCCTGGCGACACTGACCGCCTGGTGCGAGCAGCAGGCGATTTCCTATCAGGGCGTGCCGGTCGGCACCATCAAGCGGCACATCGCGGCGAAGGGCAACGCCGACAAGGCTGCGGTGATAGCGGCAGTGCGCGCACGGGGCTTTACACCCGCGGATGACAATGAAGCCGACGCGATCGCCATCCTGCTCTGGGCCATCGAGACCAGCGGGGGCGTGCGATGAGCGGCGAGACCATGCTGCAGCACGCTGCGTCGGTCGTCGCCGAGCGCCGCAAGATCTACGGCGATCCTGCCGCCTCGATGGCAGTTGTCGCCAAACGCTGGTCGATCACGCTTGGCCGCGCCGTGACGCCGGCCGAGGTCGTTCTCTGCCTGATCGATCTGAAGCTGGCGCGGCTCGGGCATGACCCCAAGCACCAGGATTCGATCCTCGACGTCGCTGGCTATGCAGCGGTGCTGCAGGAGATCGGGCGATGAGGTGGCATCCGAAAGGCTATGGCGGCGAACGCCGGTCGCCCGAGGAGGTGAAGCGCGAGGGCTGGCGTGAGCAAGGTTTGCTGGTCGTCAGTCCCGCCGACCCGCGCCTCACATGGCCCGAACGCGAACTCATCCGCCAGCTTGGCGAGAAGCTCTACGGAGAGAGGCTGCAGGCGACGGAGCAACGGCATGGCTGAGTGGACACGCGAGCAGGTCGAAGAGCGTTTGATAGAAGCCGCCGATGTGTTGAAGCGTCTGCCTGAAGTACGGGTGCAAGGGTACTTTTCGGTGTGGCCGAAGATGTCTTACGAGTTCGGCGACCTTGTCGGCCAGGAGCCGCCACGCATGAAGCGTCCGCCTCCATTGCCGGATGCGATCAGCCGGATGGAGGCGACCCTGCCGTGGCTTCGGTGGCTGGAGCCGGAGGACGCAAAGCTCGTCTGGGCCCGGGCCGAAGGGACACCATGGAAGCCGATCTGCTGGCGCTTCGGGGTCTCGCGCGCCACAGCTTGCCGCCGATGGGAATACGGGCTCAGCGTCATCACCTGGAGTCTCAACGGAAAGAATGTGCCCGCGAAGCGCTCGCGCGCATTTCTCGTCGACCGCGTCCGCTCGTCGTCAAGTCTCCCGTAGTTGGTGAGACAAGTTTCATTGAGACATTTCTCGACGAGACGCACATCGGCGTTCTGCACTAGTTTCCGGTCAAGCTCGGGCGAGCTGCGAGCGCAGGATTCCTGAGCTGCGGCAATCGCGGGTCCTTCCTGGGCCAGAACGTATGCTGGCGGCAATGGCGCGGAAGTTCGCTACTGACAGCCGCAAAATCTGAGTTACCAGTTACCACCCCAACGTTGGCCCCGGGGGCGCCACAGGCGCGCAAGGGCTGGCTTTCGACTCGGTGCGGGGTGGTAACCCCACGTGGTAACCGCCGCGCCCGGTTACCGCCCCAACCGCACTTCACCGGAATCGCCAACACCACAATGCCGCCCCGACTGCCCGAGACGGTCGAGCACTGGCCTCTCGACCGCGTGCGTCCCTATGCGCGCAACCCGCGCACCCACTCCGACGAGCAGGTGGCGCAGATCGCCGCGAGCATCGTCGAGTTCGGCTGGACGAATCCGGTCCTGGTGTCGGGCGATGGGACGGTCATTGCCGGCCATGGTCGGCTCGATGCCGCCCGCCGCCTCGGTCTCGGCACGGTGCCGGTGCTGGTCCTCGACCATCTCTCCGAAGCGCAGCGGCGCGCGTATGTGATCGCCGACAACAGGCTCGCGCTGAATGCCGGCTGGAACGAAGAGCTGCTGGCTGCCGAGCTTCACGCGTTGAACGGCGACGGCTTCGACCTGCCGCTGACTGGCTTCGACGAAACCGAACTCGACCGCCTGCTGGCGCCGCTCGATGAAGCAGGCGACGGCGACCCCGTAGCGGACAGCGACGAGACGCCGGACCCGCCGCGGAATCCGGTCACGCGGCCCGGCGACCTCTGGTGCCTCGGTTCGCACCGGCTCCTGTGCGGTGACAGCATCAAACCGGAGGACGTGGCGCGGGTGATGGATGGCGACCGCGCCAGCCTACTGTTCACGAGTCCGCCTTACGGCAACCAGCGCGACTATACGACCGGCGGCATCGGCGACTGGGATGCCTTGATGCAGGGCGTCTTTGGGCGCCTTGCGGATGTGATGACCGACGACGGCCAGGTCCTGGTCAATCTCGGGCTGGTCCATCGCGACAACGAGTGGCAGCCCTATTGGCAGGCATGGCTCGACTGGATGCGCGGGCAAGGCTGGCGCCGCTTCGGCTTCTACATCTGGGATCAGGGCCCCGGCCTGCCGGGCGACTGGAATGGCCGGCTCGCGCCAGCCTTCGAGTTCCTTTTCCATT